GGTAAAAATAATGCCATTAACAGCACATTTAGCACATCAAACCCAGGAAATGAATATCAAGTTGTCTTTAGTAGCCTTTATGACGCTTCTAAGGCCGACCCAGATGAGATTTTCTTGAATGGCTCAGACCGCAAGCAACTTTCAGACGCAATCAAGAACGGCTCAACCGCCAACTATCGTATTAATCTATCTCAGAACGAGGTTGGAGATTACGTAGGCGGCGCTGTTATTGGTGCGCTTAACAACGAAATCACTGGCAAAATGGTGCCACTAACGGTTCACCCTTGGCTTGTTCAAGGTGTTTCGCCAGTTATTTCTTACACTTTGCCAATTCCTGATACAGAAGTTTCCGATGTATGGTCAAACTTCTTGGTTCAGGATTACATGGGAATCCAATGGCCTGTAACTCAATTTGCTTATGAGTTCAGCACTTACTTCCGTGGCACTTTCTTCTGCACCGCTCCCGCATGGAACGGCGCAGTTTCAGGAATTGTTAGCGCATAGTTAAGTTGATGAGATGTGGCGCTGAAGGCGCGCCATGTCTTATTAGAGAGAAGGAAAAATGACGCGATTAGTGGCACCGCAAGGGGTTCAAGGCATAGATGTTAATACGCCACGTGGCGTTGCTCAATATAGTCGTGATAAAAAAGGCTTTATTAACGTAGAGGACAAAAAACATTTAAGGCAAATTGAGGCTTCACTAATGGGTTCAACTACTCATAACGTTGGCTTTACTTGCAATAATTGTGGATTTGGTTCTTGGTTCAAAAAATGCTCACGTTGCGGTTGTGAAAATGAACGCATAATGAAAGATGGTGATTGATGGCAACTGGCATATCCGCGCAATCGTCTTTTACTGAAAACCCAATTTTGACGATAGCGGAATATAAGAACGCGCCAACATCTATTGATTTTGATAATCTAGTAGTAGGCGGAAACTCAGGCGCACAAGACGCAGAATTAGCGCGCGTTATATTACGTGCCTCATCTTTTATTGGCGAATACTTAGGGCAAACTATAACAGCGCAAACACTTACAGAAACCCAGCGCACACGCTTCACGCCTAGTGGCTTTATATCACTACACCCAAACAATACGCCAATTATTTCTTTACAGAGTTTTTATTACGGCGCAGACCCTACAAATCTTGTAACATTACCAGACCCTTCTGTATCTTGGTTTGAAAATGAACAAATAATTATTCCTATTTCGCAACTATCATTAACTTTTTCAAGTTCTGGGCCACTTTCGTTTGGCGGTGGCGGCAGTAGCACTTATCCAATTTTTACTAAATATGAATATACGGCAGGCTATGTAAATAACGGAATAGCCACAGCGACAGCAACAGCCACGTCTATGACGGTTCAAGACGGAACAGGAATTGTGGCAGGAGGCAGATACCGCATTTATGACGGCGCAAGTTCTGAAACAGTAACAGTTGCCAGTAATTACGTATATGGCTCAACAACTGTTCCACTCACGTCGGCTTTAGTTTATACTCATGCGGCTGGCGTTACATTTGGAAATCTGCCTAACACAATTAAAGAAGCCTGTATTTTAATAACTACGGCTTTCTTACGCGTTCGCGGCGATTCTTCTATGACTATGAGCATTACGACTTTTCCACAGGCAAACGTAGGCGGCGACCAACGTTACGGCAACGATATTAAAATGGCTCTAGAAATGTTAAATCTATATCGGAGAATCCGTTAATGGCAGGTCGCGTTGGCGTTCGCACTACGTTATACAACTTTCTACTAACGCCAGCCATAACCAATCTAAATCAAGTTTTTACGTCATTTCCCAAGCGCATAAATTTCCAAGTTAATTCAACGGCGGGTCAATTATCGCGCTCAGCCGCCGTTGTTTTTATCCAATCAGAAACCGAAAGCCGTATTGCGATTGGTGGCGCCACTAACGGCTGGAAGCGTGTTGATTACAGCGTTATTCTTCAAGTTTTTCAACACTCATTACAACGAAATGCCGAAGATGTGATGGCAGACTTTGATACACTTATAGACGCAATTAAGACTAGACTACGTTCCGACCATAACTTTGGTGATACCACAGGCACTTTAGTATGGCAAGGCGCAGAGCCTATTATTAATGCCTCATACGGTGAGCCAGCAACTAACGAAGAAGGCGCTACGGAATTATTTGCTGAATTACAATTTGATGTTACAGAAATGATACAAGCATAGGAGCACAAATGAAATACAAATATAACGGCACAGATACACGCGTGATTCCTTCGCTTGGAATTATTGTAAATTCAGGCGATGAATTTGACGCACCAGATGGATTTAGCGCGGCTGATGTTACTGCGGCAAGCGGAACAAAAACAGAAACAAAACCAGTAGCACAACAAGCGTCTGTAACAGACAAGAAATTAGGAGAGTGAGCAAATGGCAGTCCAAAATTCCGTTCGTTCTTACGTGGGTATCGCTAAAGAATCCATAAAAGGAACAGCAGTGCCAGCAACAGATTATCTACTATTAAATAAAGATAGTTTTAAGCCAGTAGATATGATTGACCCTTTATATGATAAAGGACTACGCGGCTCGGCAGTAGAAAATTACAATTATATTCCAGGGCGCACACGCTCTGAAGTTGATTATGGCGGCTCTGTATTTGCAGATGGTATTGGTTATCCATTGGCAGGACTTTTGGGTTCTGTTGCCACAACTGGCGCAAGCGCACCATTTACACACACAATTTCGCTATTAAATAGCGTAGCGGTTTCAACCGATATTCAGCCACTCTCATACACAATCACCGATTTCTATGCGGCGGCTGTTCGGTATTACACAGCGCAACAATTTACTGATTTCAATTTGAAGTTTAGTGCTGATGGATTACTAGAGTTTGACGCTAAAAGCGCAGGTAATATATCAAGTTCCACAACAGCGCCAACGCCAACATTTAGCACAGTATTGCCAACTCCTGTTTGGCAAGGAACTGTAACTATTGGCGGCGTAGCAGTTACTAACGCCATGGAAGGAAATATCTCCATGAAACGACCAGTAACTCCAATTTACGGAATTAGCCAAACACAAGACCCATTTAGCACATTTGTTGGTGCGCTTGAAGTTACTGGTTCAATTAAATTCGTAATGGAAGATAACACCGAACTAACACGTTATCTTACAAACACACAGCCTGCCATTGTTCTTAATTGGCAATACGGCGCTGGCCCAACGGCAGTTCAAATTCAAGCAACGATTACTAAAGGCGCATACACAGCGGCCGTTATTGAGCGCGGTGATGATTTTGTAACTATTTCTGCCGAAATTAATGGTCAAGGAAATACCACAGACGCAGGCTCAACTGGCGGCTTTGCGCCAATCAAGTGGGTTCTGCAAAACGCAAAGGCTTCAGGAACTTACGCATAGTTTCTGAGCAATTGTGCTAGAGAGTTGGTTGAGCAGTCGCCTTCCCTGTTCCCACTCTCTAGCACCTTTTAAGTAATAAAACGGAAGGCAAATAACCCTACTGGAAGGAAACAAAATGGCAAGCAAGAAATTAAAACTACCAAAAAGTGGCGCGGAAGTTGTTTTACGCGACCCTAAAGAATTACGTGTAAAAGACCGCAAGAAAGTCTATGCCGCCGCCTCTAAAGAAGATGAAGGCATTATGCAAGCATTATCTTTCACAGATGGATTAATTGCCATTCTTGTGGAATCTTGGACTTTAGACTTAATGCTGCCATCTATTCGCATGTCTATTCTTGATGAATTAGAAATGGCAGATTATGACTTTTTGGTAGAACATACCAAAGAAGCACAAGAAGCGTTGTTCCCAAAGTTAGCAAAAAATGAAGAAACGGAAAAAGACGCTGAAAGCCCTTTCGGCGACTCCAAAGATTAAAATGGTTACTTGAAGGCGGAAAACGCCACGAAGCGTTTTCGTATCCCGATGAAGAATGGTTTTATTATCTGTGCGCTAAAGAGTTTGGTTGGACTCCAACTGAAGTTGATGAACAACCAGCAAGTTTAGTGGATTGGATAATTGGAATTAATACAATAGTAAAGCAGGTGGAAAATGATAGTTACAAACCTAAAACTGGTTCGTAATTCGCTAGAAAAAACTGCCTCAAATATGAACTCTGGGGCAGAAAATTTAGCCAAAGAAGCCATGACTATTATGATTCAATTATCCAAGTCAGAAATTAAAGGCAGACGACCTGTTGGGCAAAAAGCCACGGCAGGGCAACCGCCAATGAATAGAACTGGCAATTTACGGCGTTCTATAACAGGACAAAAACGCAAAGTGGGCTTTGCGCAATATCAAGTTATAGTTGGTCCAACAATTGAATACGGAAGAGCAGTAGAATTAGGCGGCGGATACGCGCCACGTTCATGGAAAGGAACTTCAGCAATGGCAGGATTCCCTTATATGGCGCCTGCTTTTGTCAAATTTAAGCCGTTACTTCCTAGCCTTGTTCGCAAACATCTGTCTATTGGCGGCAAATAATGGCTAACTTTTTACCGCCAGCAATTATTGAGATAAAAGCACTTGCAGATAAAGCCATTGCTGAGTTCAAAGAAGTAAATAAAGAACTTGGCAATATGGAAAAAGAAGCCGAAAAAGCAAGTTCTGGAATTAGTAATATAGAAAAATCTTCAAAATTGGCTACTGGCGTTTTACTTGGTTTAGGCGCGGCGTTTGCTGGTTTTGCGGCTATTGGCATTAAAGAAGCAATGGAAGCAGAAGGCGCGTTAAACAAACTTGGCTCAACAATGAGTGCGGTTGGCATAAATACAAAAGCCAATAGAGATAAAATCTTAGAACTTACAAACAGTTATGTAGATTTAGGGTTTTCAGGCGACGCCGCTGTGTTAGGTTTTGAAAATCTACTACGCGTAACTGGCGATGTTGATGAATCGCAAAAACTTTTGGCATTATCAGCAGACTTAGCGCGCACTAAAAATATTGGGCTATCTGAAGCGGCGGGTATTTTAGCCAAAGCAAGTAATGGAAACGCAAAAGCGTTTAAGGAAATGGGAATTACTTTAGACACTACTCTGCCTAAATCTGAAGCCGTTGCCAAAGCAATGGACGAGTTAAATGGCAAAATTGGAACACAAGCGGAAAACGCCACAAAAACATTTGCCGTTCAATTACAAATAGTTAAAGAAAGATTCAACGATACAGCCGAATCGCTTGGCGCAGTGCTTTTGCCAAAATTGAAAACTTTACTAGAAAACTTAAATAAAGCCATTGAATTTGTTAAAAGAAATTCCACAGTATTCAAGATTTTAGCAGGCGTAATTATCACAATAACAGTTGCTTTAGCGGCATATAATGTTGGAGTAAAAGCAAGTATCGCTTTAACAAAAATTCAAACAGGATTATTAACGCTTCAAAAAATAGCAACTGCATTATTAACAGGTAATCAATTGGCATTAAACGCCGCAATGAAAGCCAATCCAATTGGCTTGATATTTACTGCCGTAACTTTATTAGTTGGCGGGTTTGTAATGCTTTGGAATAAATCTGAGCCGTTTCGTAAGATGATGATTAGTATTGGAAAAGTAGGCTTACAAGCACTCGGCGGTTTAATTAAAATTGTCGGTGTATTGGCTACTGGCTTACTTAAAATTGTTACTGGGCCAATGAAATTATTATTAAAAGGTTTATCTTTACTTGGCGTTGAATCCGCAGGCAAGGCACTTAAAGGAATTGAATCCGCTACTGACGCAGTAGGCAAGTTTTTTGATGACGCTGGAAATAAAGTCGCTGGTCTTTCTGAAAAATTAGACGCACTAAACAAGCCAATTAAAATAGGCGGAGATAAAGGCTTAGAAATACCTGAATTAGAAAATACTGGCAAAGGAAAAAAGAAAGGCGGATTGACTCCTGAAGAAAAAAAGGCGTTGAAAGAAAAAAAGGAAGCAATTAAAAAAGCAACCGAAGAAGCCAACGAAATTCTTGGCAAAATGAACAAAGTTTATGAAGAGCAAGCCAAAGATTTGGCTAAAGTAACGGCTAAACGTGACGCAGAAATTGAAGAAGCCTATATGCGCCACAATGAAACTGTTGTAAAACTTCAAAGCCAATATAGCGAACGCATGGAAAAAGCACAGAAACAATACAACGAAAAAGTTTCTGATGCCAATAACGCATACTATAAGGCTGAAATTGCCGCAAGAACATCTTATGCCAAGGCAGTTGCCGACATTGAAAAAGACTATGCCAACAAAACTTCCGCTATACAAAAACGTTTTTATGAAGAAACTGCGCAATTACGAGAAAATGCCGCTAAAGCAAAAATTGACGCTCAAAAAGCGGCGTCAGAAAAAGAACAATCTCTTATCAAACAATCTATTGATAGATTACGTAGCGCCTTTGCGAGTGGCTTAAAGTTTGACCTAAAAGTAGGTTTTCAAGCAGGCGGAGTTGAAGGCATAATAAGTGATTTTAAGAAGAAACTACAAGCGGCTAAAGAGTTACAAGAAAACGCCGCTAAACTTTCTGGCGCTGGATATTCACAAACATTTATTGAGCAAATAGTTGCCAATGGCCCTGAAATGGGTAATCAAATGGCAGAAGCCTTATTAAAGGCAAATCCTGAAACACAGGCAGAATTAAAACAACTATTTTTGGACGCCGAAAAAACCTCTGAGCGCGGCTTAGACGCACTTGGCGAAACAATGAACGCAGGCGGCAATCTTGCCACTCAAGAATTACGCGAAGCATATAAACAAGTTGCGATTGATTTAAATACCGCTCTAACGGAAATAGATAAAGACTTACAAGAAGGTTTAACAAAAGCCAATCAAGAATACATGCAGAACATGGCAGACGCGGCGGCAGAAAGAACTTCTCGTCTTGCTGAAGCACTAGAAGCGTTAAATATGGCTATGGCAGAGGCACAGGCAAAATTAAACGAATCATTAGCAGAAGCCGCTAGAGATTTAACTGAAGCGCAAGTAGAGGCAAAGAAAACGCTTGATGAAGGACTATCTGAGGCAGGAAAAGAATTAGCCGATTCTTTAACGGAAACACAAAAGCAATATGAGGACGCAGTTAAGCAAATTTTAGAATCAACTTTGGAAAAAATAGAAGAATTAAAAATTGCTTTAAGTGAAGTTGCCTCTTTACTCATACAATTAGGAGCACAACAAGCCGCCGCTAACGCTATGGCGGCAAGTATCGCGGCGCAACAAGCCGCAAATGACGCAGCCGCAAAAGCATTAGCAAATTCAAGTAGTAGTTCTTCCTCAAATTCCAGTAGTTCAACAAACAACTCAAATACTTCAATAAGCGTTACGAATAACATAACTGGCAATCCCGATGTATCTTCATTAAACACGGCGCTTGTGGGAGTTATTC